CAAAGAGGACTTGCTAACGACTAGACTAGGTGGCGTTGTGCGTGTCAAGGGTATGGATAACCCGTTGAATTCAATGGCTCCACTTCCTGTACCTTTCGTGGGTGACAAGGCGCTAATGGTTTTGCAGTATGCAGACAGCGCACGAGCACAGCGTACCGGCTCACTATTGGCTAATCAAGCGCTGGACAGTGACAAGCTAGGTCAAGAGACCGCCACCAGATTCCAGGGCGTAGAAGATGCTAGTAAATCTAAAATAGAATTGATTGCTAGGGTTTACGCTGAAACGGGCTATAAGGATTTATTCCTTGGTATGTTGTGGACTGTTAAACATTATCAAAAAACGGCTATGGAGGTAATGATTGGCGGTAAACCGTTAAAGTTCGATCCGCGTTATTGGTCAGTTGATGATTCAGTACAGTGTACCGTCGGGCTGGGTGCTGGTGATGATGAAACCGTATTGCAGAACATGAGCGGATTATTGCAACTTAGCCAACAATTTATGGCGGCTGGTTTACCAATTACAGACATGAAAAAGCAATACAACATTGCAGCACGAATGGTCAAAGCAATGGATCAGCATGATGTTAGTGAATTCTTCAATGATCCTGAGCAACCTGTAGAGCTATTGCAGGCACAATTAGAAGCGATGCAACGTGAAAACGCTCAGCTACAGCAAATGGTTCAAACTAACCCACTTGCAGAGGCAGAAGAGATAAAGGCGCAAGCGGACTTAGTGAAAGCACAAGCGACTCAAGATTTGAGCATAGCTAAACTAGCAGAAGAGCAGCGGCAATTTAACGACAAGATGGTACAAGACCAGAATAAATTGATTGCAGAGCTAGAGGCTAAATACACTGACATGGAGCTGAAATATAATCAGGATATTCCAGGCAAAGGAATAGAAGCTGATTTCATATTTGATCCAGCTACAGGGCGGTTGAGCTGATGGGTATTAGTGTATTAATCAAGGGATTAAATAAAACAATAGATTTCCCCTCTGATACCCCAATGGAAGCCATAGAGCAATCCATCAAAGGTAATTGGTCGGATGTTGAAAAGATGTCGGGCCTTCCTATGGATCAAGCTAGTAGGATGGAGAGGGCCAAGTATTTGGGGTTTGATGTTGATAGGCCGCTGTTTCACGGGAGTGGTGCAGAGGTGGAATCCTTTGATTCTAGTAAGCTAGGTTCAAACACCAGCGCAACTGATGCTAGAGAAGGTCATTTTTTCGCAACTAATCCAAACACAGCGAGCAGCCCAATATACGCGAAGCCAAGCAAGGAAAATATTGACAGGCACTTAACAGGAAAGTATGGCGGCAACTCAGCACTAGGCATAAATGTAGTAAGAGGCGTAGACGAGAAGATATCTAGTCTAGTTAATAAAGTATCAGATATACAAAGCAGAGCTTCTCTAAAGATGCACGGGCTAACAAGGAGCAATGAAAAGTATAAGCAATGGAAAAAAGAGACGGGCGGCGACAGAAAAGAGCTTACAAAAAGATTTTTAAGCGGAAAGGACTTGACTCAGCAGGAGCTAGATATATTCAAGAGCAATGGGGATTTGGATATATTGGAAAAGCTGTTTATTGATGATACAGGATACACAGGAGACAACCCATATCAAGGCTTTAAAGACCGCATGGCGATCATCGATAGAGAGCTAATAGAGAGCACTCACGACCTGGAAATGATTAACGCATACAAAGGAGCGGGTGATAGTTTTGCTAATGTGTCTAAAAATTTTAGCGAAGTTAAAGACCCGTTGATTAAAGACATGAAAGGCGGCAATTACAGCGAGGCAGAATACGCTAATGCTATACAGACGGCAAAATCAGAGGGGAGGGGCGGCGTAATATTTACCAATGTGGTGGATGGAGCTGGTCAGATATCTGATGTAGATGTCATATTCGACCCTAAAAACATACGCTCAGTTAACGCCGAATTCAACCCAGCTAACAAAGAAAGCGGCAATCTATTAGGCGGCTTAGCGGCGGGTGCTGTAGGTGTAGGAGCTATGGGCGCTAGTGAAGAGAGCGAGGCCAGCATAATGGACAGGATACTACCAGATAAGGTAGCGCTAGATTTCTACAAAGCAGCGGAGGGGTCAACCCTTGGCAGTATGGACTTTGGCGATATTAAAGGGGCACTGGACGTCGTCGCGTCTATTGGTTCTGGGTTGTTAGGTGCAGCGGTTGGTGGCGCAACGTCGATTATGGGTGGTGGGCCGCTTGGTCAGTCAGTAGAGGAAAGTTTTAACAGGCCGCTAGCTACAGAGGAAGGAAAACAAGCATTGAATAAGCTTACCAAGCTGCTAGGGCCGACCGAAAGTGTTCACAAGTTTTTAGTCGATATGGCAGGGGAGGAGGCAGAGGAATTCGCAAACAAGGCCGACGTAAGGCTAGGCGCACCCGCAAAAGAAGGCGCTAGGTTTTTAATTGATTTACTCTCACCGATATAGGGGAATAACATGAAACCAGAACTTGAGCTGAAATACAGCCAGGACGTACCAGGAAGTAGAGTATGAGTGTAGACAAGGATAGAGCGGAATCAGTACGCGGGAACCAAGCGGCCGAGGTATTGAATAACCCCATCTATCAGGAAGCTTTTGTAGCAATCAGAGCGCGGTTAATGTCTGAGTTTCAGAACACGAAATTTAGGCAGAGCAAGCAGCGTGACGAGATTTGGCGACAGATGCAGACTGTAGAACAGGTGCAAAAACACCTCGAAAAGGTTATGCAATCAGGTCGAATTTCAGAAGCAACCATTGTCCAACGTGGCAAAAAACTTGTACGGGGTATATAATGAGCGATATATTAGAAAGAATCAAAGGCTTATCAGCGGAACCGGAGCCAGTAGAGCCAACCGAAGAACCTGAAAGCATTGATGTTACCGACGAGACCGAAGAGGTCGAAGAAGTCGAAGAGTTGGAAGAAGAACAAGCCAGCGAAGATGAAGAAAGCGAATACGACGAGGAATCCTACTTCGAGATAGACGGAGAAGAGATAACCCTCAGTCAGATTCGTGATTGGAAGTCTAGCGGGTTGAGACAGTCCGACTATACAAAAAAGACAACAGCAGTTTCTGAAAGAAATAAGTCTTTGGATGTTAAAGAAGCAGAGCTAGCTACTCGTTTCGATAATCTCAATAGCAAAATTTCAGAGCTTGATAGTCTTTTGCAAGAAGAAGAGGCCAAAATTGATTGGGAAGAATTAGCAGAAGATGACCCGACCGAGTATCTGAAACAGGAACGGAAATTAAAAGCTAAACGGGCTAAGCTTGAAGCCGCGAAAGTGGAGCAGGGCAAAGTGCAACAATCAAAGTTGCAGAACGAAACAAAGCTATTGTTAGAAAAAGTCCCAACATGGGACAAATCGGATGATGAGCGTTGTTTACAGTATGCACAAGAAATAGGGCTAGATTTGGCGAGTGTTTCAGACCATTCGGTATATCTTGCACTATATGAGGCTTCTAAATTTCGGCAATTGGAAAGCAAAAAGCCACTAACAAAAAAGAAAGTGGTTAAAGCACCAAGGGCCGTTAAAGCAATAAAAGGCAAGGCTAAGGCACGACCAACAGAAATGGACGAGGCACGCGGTAAATTGCGTAAGTCTGGCTCTAAACAAGATGCTCTAGCCGCACTAAAATTAATGTATAGAGGTAATTAAAATGGCTCAACCAGCGGATACTTTCAGTTCATACGATGCGATCGGTAATCGTGAAGATTTAAGCGATATAATTTTTGATATCACACCCACAGACACTCCATTCCTATCGAGCATTGCTAAGCGTTCAGCATCTAGCACTAAAGTAGAATGGCAAACAGACGCACTAGCAGCAGCTAGTGCAACAAACGCGGTAATTGAAGGTGATGACGCTACAACAGATGCATCAACTGCTACTACTCGTTTATTCAACTATACCCAGATCAGCGACAAGGTTGCCCGTGTAACTGGTACACAGCGTGCGGTTAACTCAGCAGGTCGTGGCGATGAAATGGCATACCAGATCATGAAGCGCGGAGCAGAACTTAAGCGCGACATGGAATCCAGCCTACTTGCTAACAATGCACAGGTGCTAGGTAACGATACTACAGCCCGTGAAACTGGTGGAATTGGTTCGTGGATTGCTACGAATGATGACCTTGGTGGTTCTGGTGCTTCCCCAACCGGTGACGGTTCGGACGCTCGTACTGACGGTACTCAACGCGCATTCGCAGAGGCAGACTTAAAGACTGTTTTAGCGGCTTGTTGGGATGCAGGCGGTGAGCCTGATACCATCATGCTTGGTTCATTCAACAAGCAGGCGGCAAGTGCCTTTTCTGGTGGAGCTACTCGAACAGTAGAGGCCGGTGAAAAGCAGCTAGTTAACGCCATTGATGTATATGTTGGTGATTTCGGGCAGCTTGCAATCGTACCAAACCGCTTTCAGCGTGCTAGAGATGGTCTAGTTTTACAGATGGATATGTGGGAGCTTGCAACATTGCGAGATATTCAGACTGTTTCATTGGCTAAAACTGGCGACACCGAGCGCGAGCAACTTATTGTTGAATATGCGCTTTGCTCTAAGAACGAAGCTGCTAGTGGTATGGTTGCTGATTTAACAACTTCTTAAAAGGAGGCTTAAATATGGCTACTCATAACTTAGTAGAAGTGGTTCTAACGGGCCAGATTGCTGACATATCAACAGCGGATCAAATATACATCCCAGTGCCGAATGGCTTTGAAGGAGATATTATTGAAATCCGTACGGCGATTGACGCGGCTATATCTGGTGCTGATGCAGATATCACTACCAAAATAGCCGGTACAGCAGTGACCA